CATCGACCGGGAAGGGTCGGCCCCTGTCTCGCTCGCTTCGCTCAACGCCTTACTCCGCAACGCTTCGTGGCGCATTGCATAGGCATGCCCGGCGACGTCATGCAATTGCGCACGATTGTGCTAGCATTGCGTCATGACCGATCCCGGCGATCCGATCGACGCGCGAAAGGGCCATCGCGCCCGGCTGCGCCAGCGCCTGTTCGACGGCGGCGGCGAAGCGCTGCTCGACCACGAACTCATCGAATATCTGCTCGCCGTCGCGATTCCGCGTGGCGACACGAAACTGCTCGCCAAGGCGCTGATGCGCGAGTTCGGCGGTATTGGCGGCGTGCTGACCGCCGATCCGGCAGCGCTCGCGCGCGTCGACGGGATGGGCGACATCGCGACAGCCGCGATCAAGATCGCGCACGCCGCCGCGATCCGCCTGCTCCAGTCGCACGTCGGCGATCGTCCCGTGCTCGCCAACTGGCAGGCACTGCTCGATTATCTGCGCGCGGACATGGCGCACCATACGATCGAACGGTTCCGCGTGCTCCACCTCAACACGTACAACGCCAACTGCTAAAAATATCGGTTGCTCTCCTGTTGTCCTGAACGCAGACGCTTTGGGTTAATAGGATGCCCAAAATGCCACACGCATACCGCTATCACCGGTTCAGCACTCCCGAGCAAGACACCGGCACATCGCTTGAGCGCCAGCGTCGCGCAACGAAAACCCTATGCGAGAAACACGGCTGGGAAATCAGAGACCCGCCGCTTGAGGACAAGGGACTCAGTGCCTGGAAGGGCGACCATCTGCGTGTTGGTGAACTCGGTCGATTTGCCGAACGTGTAGCAGGGGGCGAAGTCGAACCGGGTAGCATTCTTGTCATCGAGAATTTGGATCGCCTCAGCCGCGAGAAGCTGAAGAAGGCTCGTCGCTGGATCGAGGATATCAACGAAGCAGGCATAACGGTTGCTGTCTGCTCACCGGAATTGCTGCTCGACGAAGAAGCCATGAGCGGCAGCAACATGGGTACGATGGTCCTGTACCTGATGGAAGCAGGACGCGGCCTTGGTGAAAGCAACCGCAAAAGCGACCTTCTGCTCGCGGCTCAGGAACGCCGCATGGAGGACGCGCGCAAGCAGATCATTTATACCAGTCGAATGCCATCATGGTTAACGGGAACCAAGGGCGGCAAATTCGAGGTGATCGAGGAACGTGCTCAGGTCATTAGGGACATCTACAGCTGGTGCGCCGAGGGGCTGGGCTTTCAAGCCATAACCAAGCTGCTCAACGATAGCGTTGAGCCGTGGACTGAACCTCAGAAGAAAAGCACTGCCACTTGGAAATCCGGTTACATCCGAGACATCCTGACCAAGCCGCTCGTTGAGGGCGAGTACCATCGCCGCACAGGTGACGCCCGCCAGCTAACCGGTGAAGTCATCGACTACTATCCCAGGATCGTCCCTGCCGAGTTGGTAGCCAGGGCGCGAGCAGCAATGCGCGATCGATCCACCACCGGCCCCAACCACCATGAGGCTCGCAACCTGTTTTCCGGCCTGCTCCAGTGCGGCCATTGCGGTGACACCATGGTCCGCGTTGTCAGTCGCGCGAAGGGCAAGGAGTATGAACACCTCAAATGCCTGCGCTACAATAACGCGGGTGCGCCAGTCGCAGGTGATCCCGAGGAAAAGAACGCGCGTCGTTGCGTGAATAGCACCTACTATCGGTACGATGCCTTTGAACGCGCTGCGCTGGACCAGATTCTCCACCTCGCGCTTGATAACACCTACTTCACTCGTCCCGACCTAACCGCACCACTCGTAGTGGAGGTTGCTCAGCTGACCAAAGACCTGGAAACCCTGCTGGCCAAACAGCGCCGGTACATGACGTGGATCGAAGAGGACGACGAAGCCACCGAAGCCAAGGACATGCTTCGCGAAATGCGCCCTGCCGTCGCAGCGGTGCGCCTCAAGTTGGAGCAAGCCAAGCTGTCATTGGAACGGGCCAGAGGAAACGTCAGCCCCGATGAACACCTGCGTCGTGTCCTAGAGGTAAAAGATGCCATCTACAGCGAGGATGCTGAAACCCGACAGGCTGCTCGCCGTCGTGTGGCTGAGGCAGTCCGCAGCGTCGTGAGCGTGGCCACGTTTCGACGTGATTATGTGGAGGGTAAACGCACTCCAGTGCGGCAATCTATTCTCGCGCTCGCGGGTGGCGCGCTGTCCTACCAGTTCAGCAACGATGGCCAGCTTATCGGCAAAGCGGACTTCACCAGCGCAATGGATCAGTTTGGTAGCACCAACACAGGTGCCGAGGATGTCGTACCGACCATTCGGGAACGCGCACAGGCGCAGCAGTCATAAGAATGGGAGGGTGTCTGCTCCTCACCCTCCCCTTGCCTGCCCAGTAATTAAATCTCAGGGCCTCTTATAGCCCCGACGTTCCAAGTATGCCCCCAGCGCACCATGGCGCTCTAGCGGGATCGCAGGGGGTCTTTGCTTGAGGAAGCGCAGCAAGCGCGGGTTAGCTTTGCTGATCGGCAGCATTAGCAGCGCGGCAGCTTGTGACGGGCATTGCCTACGTGAACGACGAAGTGGCTGCGCTTGCGCTCGCAGTAAACGCGCACACCCTCGAACGGAACTGCCCAGGCATCGTCCTCAAACTCAGCCGAGTAGTCGAAGGTGTTGAGTGCGTAGTTAGCGAAAGCTGCGAGGTCGATCTGGTTGTTGAACACGTTGCGTCTCCTTCCCCAGTTATCTGCTTCCAGAGTAGGAGGAGAGCGAGCAAAGAGTTCAACGACTCGTCGCAATATACTCAGTACATTCTAGATGAATCAGTGGTTGATTTGCTTCCGTATTGGCTTCGTATGTTCTGGTGGCAACAAGGAGCAAGCCACATGGATAACAAGCAGTTTGCGTTTGTGGATGTGATATCACCGGAGGCAATTCAACAACTCATCAACAACCACGTCGAGCAACAGCCCCTCAAGGGTACGCGCGGCGAACGTGACTTCCCGCCAGTATGTAAGCTGTTCCTACCCTGGACCTCGGGGACCTGGTTGCTGACGGAACTGGACCCCGATGATGGGCTGGCATTCGGGCTCGGTGATCTGGGATTTGGTACGCCGGAACTGGGCTACATCAGCCTGGACGAGATATACGAGATAACGGGACCGGCAGGGTTGAAGGTGGAGCAGGACATTCACTTTACGGCGTCCAAGCCACTCAGCCAGTACGCAACCGAAGCCCGCGAGCATGGGCATATCAGGGCCTAGGTAAATAGCTGGCGCTGGTTTCTGTCAGTAACAGCGTCATTGTAACGGGAGCCGGGATGCCAAGCGCGTCCCGGCTCTTCCCATGAGCAGCGCAGGTGGAAAAGACACGGAAAAGCCCCGGCATCACTGCCGGGGCGGGGTATCACTAGGAGTGAGGTGTTACGCTGCGGGCTCAGCGGCCTTTTTGCGCGTCTCGCTCATCCGCTTGCTGCGGTCGCGCACCTTGCCCTCGATGGTATCAAGCTGCGCTTTGAAGTCCCCCTTGGCTACGTCGGCACGGATGCCCGCCATGACGTCCAGGAACTGCGCTTTAGGAACAGCCATCTGCTTTTCCTCGCCGACCAGTTTGAGCGCGCTGTTGGCGTAGCGGATCGTGAACCCCACGTTGTCACCCTCTAGGGTGAACCACCGCTTGCCCTCCGTGTTGGGCTTCTTGAACAATTCGATCTGCTTGTCGATGCTTGCCACTAGAACATCTGCTGCGCCGCGAGCCTTTCCGCCAGCAGCTTTGCTGAAGCCCTCAACAGTGTGCGCGGGCTTTACGATTGTTTTCCAGGAAGCTGCCATTTCAATTACTCCTTTGTTGGCGTTTACGCCGTTCCATCTATCAAGCGCCTCTATGAATAGAGAGCAACCAGTCTTTTCAATTAGTTGAACATCGCGTTGCGTAGCATTGCGTCCGTTACGCCGATGTAGCTTTGCGTCGTTGCGATGCTGCTATGGCCGAGCATTGCGCTAACAACGGCGATGTTGACGTTGCGGTCGACCATGCTCGTAGCAAGCGTCCGACGACCCGAGTAGCACGAGCCCTCAACGTCAGCTTGCTTGTAGAGCCGGCGCAGCGCTTCGCTGATGCCGTTGGCCGTGAACGCGTTGCCCTGCTTGTTTAGGAACACGCGCCCTACGTTGCCCCGCATGTGGGCCTTAACCGCTGCCTGTATTTCCTCGCTGATGGGCAAGGAACGCCCCTGCTTGCGCTTGGAATGCCCGACCGGGATGCGCAGTTCTTCGCCCCGGAACCAAGAGCTTTCCAGGCCCGCCAACTCCATCGGGCGCAATCCCAAGCGCACACTCAGCAGCAACATAAAACGATACATTGCTGGGCGTGAGGACTGAGCAGCTTTGTCAAAGACTTTGTTGAACTCATCACCAGTTTTGATCGGGGCGCGCATTGCTGAACTCCTTGTTGCTCAGCTTGTCTGCTGCCTTCCTATCCCAGTGTCATCCTAAACCAGATCAAATGCGACGAGCTGTTAATCCAATCCAAGCAATGCCCGCTGTACGCGAATTTCAGTATCCGCAACTCGCTTCGCCACCGCCTTACAACGAAGTCCAATCATGACACTAAGGTATGAGAATATGATCACGGGTAGAGCCAAGTAGAAAGCAATAATGAATAGCACCCCCGATCGCAGTGCTTTTTGGTCTTGCCAGACTGTCGTGTAGCAAAAGTAACCAAGGCTAATAAGGAAGAGTGCGAATACGCTGATTAAGAGGCGACGGTTTAGGTCATGGAAGCCAATCTCAAGCCCTCCAACGCTACCGGACAGCCGCCTGACGTTTTGTCGCTCAGAATTGATCCGTGCTCCATTGACCGACCGCTTCAACGTCTCAACCCGTCGGTTGAGGCCGGCGATGCCTGTTGCCGAAAGCGCTTGAATCACACCCAGGGCGAGATACAGTCCGATCCCTACCGTTTGGACGTTGGCCATTTGCGCAAAAGTCAGCCCAACATCTATGTTAAGCCAGGTCAGTAAATCGCACACGTGAAGCTCCCCGCCGCCGCCCTGAATAACGTCCTTAGAGCGCGAGGCCTGGACGTGGCTACTCTCGCGCTCCGATCAGGCGTGTCAGAGGCTCGCCTTAAAAAGGGCCTCGCCGCGGATGTTGAGTGGAAAGATGACGATGTTTCCGCGATCGCGTCTGAGCTGGCTGTTCCCGTTCAAGCCCTTTTTTCCAATGGCCCGCTTCCACTCTTTCCGGCTGTAGATTTTCGTTCCGCCACCCCCGGTGTCGGCGAATTCGAACGCGGGACCCTTCAAGCGATCGGCTTCGTAGAGCGCTTATCGAGCACGTTTGCCGCTTTGAAGATGGATGTAAGCCTTGACGACACCGTCAAAGAGTATCGCACCACGACGTACTCGCAAGACGAGGCCGTCAAGCTGGCAGCACAATGGCGGAAAAACTGGGGCATAAAAGATAGCGATCAGATTGAATGGCAGAATGCCAACAAACTCTATGTAAGCCTTCGAACTTACATTGAGGATCTCGGAGTTCTGGTCGTCCATCGCCAGTTCAAAACAGACGAAGCGGCGGGGATGTACGTTCATGTCGACGGCGGTCCACATACGATCGTCATAAACACGACGGGAAGTAGCAAGGCACGGAAGCTGTTTACGCTTGCGCATGAATTTGGTCATGTGCTGTTGCGCGCCGAAGGCGCAAGCAACCCGTCAGTACTTAAGAATCGAATAGAGCGGTTTTGTAATCGGTTTGCGGCATGCTTGTTGGCACCGAAGCGATTGATCAAGAAGGCTCTTCAGGCCTTTCGATACACGCCTATCGCCGACGACGATTGGATACGCCTGTTCGCCAAAAAGATCGGCCTCAGTCAGGAAGCAACCTACCTTCGGCTGGTTGAAACTGATTACTTGACGCGCAGCGACTACGTTCGCTGGAAATCCAAGTTCAATAACGTCAATCATGTGCCCACTGGCGACCAAAGCGATGGCGGCGGCGGGGGCGGGACCGCTGATCCAATCAGGGACAAGCAGACACAATACGGTTCTGCGCTGCTTGGACTTCTTGGGCGAGCGAGGCGCGACGGTCAGCTAGATGAGATAGACATCTATCGCCTTTCTGGCCTTAAGCCAAAATACCAAGATCAGCTGTTCGGGGTTGCCTAGCGAATGGCGTCCCCACCCAAGAGCAAGCCGGTGCCTAAGTGGGTGATCGACCTACACGGTATTAAAGAAGCGCTTACCACCAGATCGAACGCGCGAGCGCGCATCATTGACGCAATTGAATGTGGCGAGATGCTCGTGCTGCGGTCCGTTCAAGACGAACTGAAGGCTGCGTATGAGCACCTTTGGGCCGACTTCATGGCTATCAAGCCTCGGAAATATACAGACGCGAACATGGCTGTTTCCGCTATCGCCGCTCAATTACAGGCAACGCATGGCTCATCACCATTAGGAGGCATACCGGACTTTGCGCACTTTGAAGCGGTAGCACTCGCTCGATCGTTGAAATGTAAGCTCGTATCGGCTGGTAAGGGGCTGTCTGATTGCTGCGATATTGCGAAGAAGGGAGGCCTTCCCAGCACCACCGTCCAAAGCATAAGCGACGTTTAAATATATGCGGATATCAAGCCAATAAGCTGCCTGGGTTGCCAGCAGCCGATCCAATACCTAGATGCGCCTCCAGAATTGGAGCCCATCTATGTCCGACAATACCATTGAACTGAATTCCGTCGAACTCGCCACCGAACTGACGATCGCTTGGCTCAGCAACCCCAACACGCGCACCAATGCTGACGACGTTCCGGCGTTCCTGAACAAAATGTACGAAACTGCTAGCGCGCTCGTCACCGGCAACGCAACGGCTGCTGAGCCCGACGCAGCGGCGCAGGAACACACGCCAGCCGTGACGGCGCGTAAATCGCTGGCCAGCCAGGATCACATCATCAGCATGATCGATGGCAAGAAGTACAAGACGCTGCGTCGTCACCTCGCCACGAATGGCCTTACTCCTGAGCAGTACCGGGAGCGGTACAACCTCAAGGCTGATTATCCCATGGTTGCTCCCACGTACTCGGAAGCACGTCGCACGATGGCCAAGAGCATTGGTCTGGGACGCAAGCCCGGTCAGACCGTCGCACCTAAGGCAGACACCAAGCCAGCAGCGGCACCCCGCAAGCGCAAAGATGACGACGCAGCGGAATAATTTATGGGGCTGGCTTTCGAGAAGAGGGAGCCAGCCTACCGCTAGCGCTCGTCAGGAGCCGCATTGGCCATCTCTGCCCTCATGCGCTCAGATTTAGCTCGCAATGCTTCGACCTGAGCCTTCTCGGCATCGTTTCCCGCGCTGGCATAGTAGATGGTGGTTATATCGATGGGATTGCGGCCCAGCTTGAGAACGACCTCGCTGCGGAACGAACCACTCCCCCGAATGTCGTTGGGCCCCATGGACTCGCAGCGTAATGCGCCACTGTCTGCCTCGATCCAATATACCAGCGCTGTGTCTTTGCTCATGAGCCCGAATACCATGACACGCGCAGCGATACGAGTGTACAACAGTTAACGCTCTGGCGAGACATGGACAGGTAGACGGCTCCCATGAGCAATATCATCCATGATGCCCTCCAAGCAATTAAGCCCGCGAGCGCACGCCGCCAGCCCAACAGCCAAGGCGTCAAGTACAGCTTCAATTGCCCCATGTGCCCCAGTCAGGGCACAAGCGCGGACAAACGACAGCGCGGCACGATCTTCCTCAACAATGACGGGTCGGCGGGATACAACTGCTTCAACTGCCACTACTCGACCCGTCAGATACCCGGCAGGAGGCTCGCGCAAAAGATGGAACGGTTGCTAAGTCAATTGGGCATGAACGCCGAAGAGCTCCAGAAGTTGAGCTTCTCACTCTGGCAGATTACGACCGGCAAGCATAGCAGCGCTTCACCAGCAAGCCCGCCACTACCCAGCGATGCCAGACCCATTGGTGCTTGGATCGCGGAGAATATAGCTGATTCCAACTTCAACGACCTGCTGATCGACCTAGCGGACATGAGCCCCCGTATCCGCGACAGCTACTATTGGACACCAGACGAAGGTCCGAGTGGGGATATGAACCGCCGCTACATCTGGTTGATAGGCGATCCCCAGCAACCCGATGCGTGGACGGCTCATGCCATCGATGACGACAACCCAGAGCCCATTGTCGGCGACACAAACTCGTGGGCAGCCGCAATTGAACGAGACGACAGCTCAAAGAGCTGACTGCGATCGTCAGTCAAACGAGCCTAAGCCCTCGCGCCCGAAGACCTACTAGCCACAAAGCGACTGTTTGTAATCAGTCACCCTGTTGAATAATCACGTCTTCATCAATTGAGTCCACAGCATTGCCTCGACCAGATTTTGCCCCACCGTCCTTTTCCTCATCCGCTGAGCCTATGCCAAGCATGTTGGCGCCACTTGTAATCATTTTGTCCGCCTCCTGAACGGTGGCACTGACCGACATGATAGCCAGATGTATCGTGCCGATTATTGGCAGTACCTTTTTAGTGAATGCCTTGTACTCTGCTTTTTGCGCGCCCTTCATGCCTTGGCTTCGCGAAATCTCAGCGGCCATAGCTCCCCATGCGCGACTTATACCCTCTACGCCAACTATGTGATGGTTCTGGATGCTCCAAAGAAATTGAGAAATTTGTGCTGACAGGAATGCCTTTAGCCGGGGATCTAGATTTGCCTCTTCGAGATCACCCATCATAGCCTGAGCTTGCTTTTTCAGGCTCTTGAGAAAGTCTCCGCTCATATTGCGTGCGTCGAGAGGCGTCAGATAGTCATCTATAAGTGTGAGAAGCTGAAATGCCTGTGCTTCACCACGCACGGCAGAATTAGCGGTACTCTGAAGATGACCAATTCTCAGATAGTTGGCAAACGTGTTTACAGCGTTGGCATAAAGCTGCTTGCTTCCTACTTTAAGACCACTCGCATGGATATCAGCCGTGAGCTGATCACAATTTGCCTTGGCTGCTGATAAGGCGGCAAAGAATTTGTCTGAGTCAACAGCGGTATTTGATACGTTCGCAAACGCCTCTTGAAGTAAACGATCGGGCTTCTTTGCCAAGGACTGGAAAAACGCCCTTACTTCAGTCGCCAGTGTCTGCTCTTCTTCCATCTGCTCGACAAAGTCCCTATTTTCAATCCCAGCCTCTAAATAGCTGTATGGCGCAGAAAAGACTAACAAAACTAGCTGATGAATCGAAACGGGCAATCCATTGTGCGGCTCGCACCGCCGAAAGTGCCAAGGCTCTCAGCCAACTAGCAGATCGCAATCTGGCGGAAAGCGACACCAACGCATGGCGACGTATTAGCGAAGAGCACAAAGAGATCATCCTATACCGCATTCGCGGTGGCCACATTCTGTCAACGGCCTGCCGTGAGATTGGCGTTGATCCAGCAACGATCCGCAATCTGGCAGCCATCGACGAGGAATTCGATAAACGGCTCGCCCTTGCCTGTGCGCATGGACAATCAGCTCAGGTCGAGAAGCTGTATGAGATTCCGTACGACGACACTCTGAGTGACGCGGCCAAAAAGCTGCTCAGCGACAACATCAAATGGATCGCAGCACGGTCCAACCGAAAGGCATGGGGCGATAACGTCAATCTCCACCAATCTGGAACTATAACGGTCAACGCTCCACAGTGGATGTTTGGAGCGCCGACCAGCGAGCAAGTAATTGACACGGACTTCACGGAGGACCCCGACACTGAGGAATAACTATCCATGCGAGTAGCGTGTGGGAAAGCCTCGTTGGAAACAGCGAGGCTTTTCTATGACTGCCAGAGTCTTTGGTAGATTGGATAACCGCGCGGCTTTACATCGCTTGATAGCAAAGGGATTCAATCATGGCACCATACCTAGTCATCGACAACACAGACTACCACAACTGGCTGGGCAATCTAATGCGAGCCATCTATCATCCAGTCAGCAAGCCAATGCCTCAGGATATGAAGGATCTACTGCTCAGCATTGACGCAGACGAGGCAGAAGAGCATTTGTGCCGAGCAATGGCTCTGGGCCTATAACGCGTCACTGATACCCGTAGATGCTTTGGGAGGGCCATATCAGCCCTCCAGCAATCCATGTGCCCCGGCATCAATCAGCCCCTCACAGGGGCTCTTTGGCCGGAGGGGGTCTGTCTTTCAGCCCCGCAATCGCCTACGCTGGCGCCATGCCAATGCTTCCTGACAATCGCCTCGTCCGTGTGATCCTCGCAGTTGTCGCTATCGCGCTGCTTCTGTTCGGCCTTGGCCTCGCGTGGATCGCATACAACGATGTGAGCCACCTTCCAGCTACCAGGTAGCCGATCAGCAGGTGTGTTGGTGTCTTAATACGCCAGAGTATCAGCTCATCCGCTAGATGCGAATGGTTCTCGGCTAACAGTTCAGCTCTAGATGCGATTGCGTCGTAGATGCGGTTAGTTGCCGCCATGTGGCTCGCCAAAGATGTTCACACTTCCACATCTACTGTCTATCATCGCCAAAGAACTCTGCGACCAAAGAGCGACGAACCGTTGCGACTTTGTTGACCATGTGGCTGAGGAAAGAGTCATGCTCCTGCTCATTCACACTATACCCAGACAAGAGCAAATCAACCGCTAAGGCGTGGTCTGGACAATATATCTAAACCAGACCACATGACGTGCGGTTGAGTGAAGAATATCTTTCGTCAAGCCCCAAAGATATATCCGCCTGGGTTGCTCTTTGACAGCAGTGGCAACATAGTGAATGGGTAGTAGAGCAACCTCCTACCTGAACCCACATAATTACCCCAACAGCAACGACTCGTCGTAAAGGCAGAAAATATATCTGTCAGGGCCTTCTTTGGTTGATTAGGCGAATGGCCTGTATAGTGTGAACGTGTGAAGTGTGAACAGGTTGATTGAACTGAACGGCAAGCAAGACCAGAAAGAAGTGATGTCAACCGCATTGAATGGTTGACCTTTGATTCTCAGGTGGTCGGAGGGGATACGCCCCTTTCTGACAGGCGGGTGGGCGGCTTAGGATTTCTACAAAGCCATTTCAAAACCTGGATTCACCCGAGCAATTATGACCCAGATTGCGGGGCCTCCGGTAGCCGCTGCCTAATAGCTCGATCGATGAGCAGCTTTACCGTTCGATCCATGTTAGTAAAACGGCACAGTGTGTTGAACTTGTCCTCGCCTAGTTCAACAAGCAACTTACCAAATACCTCATCAGCGTAGCTACTAGATATTACATGTACACCCGCGAAGTCAAAAGTCACCGCGATTGTGAAATTGTCCATGAGGTTTTCCGCTTTGTAGCGAGCCTCTCTGCCGGCCTCACGCGTGCCGAACGATGGACTTTCCTCTAGCGCCTTGAAAAGCATGCTATCATCATCGGCTTCATAGTATTTCTCGATAATGTCGAATGAAGGTGTATGCGCACGACCACGAAAGACCAAGGCTTCTTCTAGAAGGCGATTATAATCCCAATTGATACACGCGCGTACAAATGTCCCGTTGAATGGAATCGTCGCGGTGTTTACAACTGTCGATGCGCGATGATACCGACTTTCAGGTCTATTTCTAAGCGCTACACGACCGGACAAAATGTCAAACTCTCCGCCACTAACTTCGCAGCAGCGAAAAGTGCCGTAAAGCCCATTTCCTCTGTTTGTCTTCTTATTTTTTGTGACACCTTCGTTGATCGCCTGACGTAGAGCGATTGCGTCATTGTCGTACCCATATTCCGATTGCCGGAGTGAGCGAGGTATGGTCATCCCGGCATCACAAACATAAAACTCAATCTGCCTCCGCTTTGGGTACGTCATTACTTGAATGATCCCGCCGACTGGGGAGGCAGCATGATTGAGGACGTTATCGACGACCTCATCGATTGCCCATTGAAGCGCGCTAATGCGATTCCGATCAAGCCCGGTAACCAAGCCCATCATCATTCGGATGCTGGTATCAACGGCCGCATGAGCCTGAGTGGCGTTCTCAAAAACGGTTGCTGACAAGTTACGGCGGTTAGCTGTCGCCATTGATCCATAGTTTTCGGAATCAATGAGGTAGGCCCAGTCCGTATTCTGAAGCAGCCGTGCGCCCGTCGAAAGTGTCGGTAGGATCAGTTCAAAATCGAGACCATCCAGGCGGTACTTTCGACACATGACAATGATTGGCAGCATGAAAGGTGCCGACACGAAGGTGGCATTCGAAAAATCCAGGACCACGTCCTGATATCCCTGCTTCATCAATACCGTATGTAGTGCCGCCAAGGTAGGTAACGGGTCATCGCCGACGTTTCCTGAGAAGCTGAATACGTTGCCATCGCTTCTGAACAAACCGCAGGCTCCCACGACGAGATTTGAATGGCTTGTCCACGGCCGAGATTGGACACGCTTGGTACTGAGGATTACCCCACCTCTTCAGGGCGTCTACCATCCCACTCAGCTGCGAAAACGTCCAGCTTCAAACCAAATTCATTTTCGATACGATCAACCCGCGCCTGGAAGGGCCGGCGATGCTCATGGGTCGATGGCTCATCCTCACGGCAATATCTCGCTGCCATCATGCTCGATCCATCCAGATACGCGCTCAGCATTCGCACTGATGTCGTTATGCCGCTGCGCCATGCCTCCCAGCGAATGTCATCCTTACGTTGCTGCCACGTGACGAACTGACGGGCCGCGAAGGGCAACACGGCGTCGTTGGACGGCAGATTGTCAGGTAGTTCGTCCGGCATGGGGAATGGGAGCAGCTGATACCCTGCCCTGTCCAGCTCATTGAGCACCCTGCCCCGATCCCTGAGGTTCAGCAGCAGGTCGATATGTTCTTCCCGTTGCCCTGCCATGTGGGCGTGGATCAGTTGCGTCCAGGTAGCGCCTTGCGGGTCGCTGATAAGCCGATCGCGCTCATAGAGCTTCTCTGACTTGTCCTTGACGTTGGCATGCTGTTCCCGGCTCAACCGCATGGCCGCATAGCCATCCAGCCTCTCATCAACGAGCAAGTCCAGGGGCGCCAGATTATTGAAGGGTATGTTGTGGTAGCCACCCACGCCGCGACGGAAGGACCGTCGGAAGTCATTGGCGGTTCTGCCGCACGCCAGCAGCACCACGGGGTATTCGCTGGCGCTACGCCCCAGCACGTCGTCCAGGCCCTTTATATCGCCCTCAATCCGGGCACGCTGGAGAGCTTTGACAATCTCGACGGTAAAGTCCTCAGTCGTCCGCTTGGGCCTCTGGACGTGGTAATATCGTTGATCACTTGACCGCATATTCGCCCCTGTCACTCCTAGTGGCGAGTATCCAGACGGCGGTTAACGGCCTGCTAAATTACCATATGGACGAAGAAATTGACCACAAGGCCGAGTTTGAGAAAGCGGCTCGCGAGATACGAACTCACTCGCACCGGATCACCGATTTGCGGGAGTATTGGGCAGCAAAGCGGCTCGATCCACAGGCGCAACCGGAGTGGCGCAAGGAGGGCAATCGCAAGCATGCCAAGCGCCAATTCACCCCCGAGCAAATCGACGATATGAAATACAGCGCCGACAGCTTGCGGGTTGTAGCTGCGCGGAATGGCACCACAGCCCCCACTGTCGCGTTCTTTCGCCTCATGAGTAAATAACAGATCAGGGCGTGCTGCTAATCTCCTTTACAGTCCGTTTGTCGCGGGATCGTGAACATGCTCTAGCTGCTCATCAATGGGCTCCCGAGAAGTCATATTAGGCTGCTGATGAGTAAACGCGACGCAGCAAGTCCCTTTGAGGGCATAAGTCGTCTAAGCTAGTGGAAAGACAGAAATGGCCGGGGTGACCCGGCCATTTGCGCCTCTGATCCCCGTAGAAGCCCAGCTAGGGCTTGGACTGCTCCACGGCAGCCTGCGTACCCTGTGGTGTAGTTGGCAGCGCATCGGTTGCCCAGAGGGCAAGCACAGCCAACCCCGAAGTCATTACAACATCGCGCCACCCAAGCGGTTTAACAGCACTACCCGGCATACTTGTTCTCCCTACCATGTCAGCAATTTATTGCCGTAGACAAAAGCTGTCATCCTCTAAGGAGGGCCAAGGCGAGAAGACTGCTCGGATCGCTTAAATATGCGATGACAGAGCAATCCTATCGCAAAGAGTTCATCCCCAATGCCAAGCAGCAGCAGCTAAACCAACTGGTTTGGCATGATCCGTATGTTGAGAACCTATTGGCCTTCGGGCCTAGCCGATCCGGCAAGAGCGCGATCATTACCGCCATGATCATCAATCGGGCGATGAGCTATCCAGGAACCAAGCACGCCATCTTCCGTCTAACGATGCGAAGCTGCCGCAGTCACCTGTTCAACGGCACATTCCCCGACATCATGAAGATGCTCTATCCCGACTTGTGGGAGTGGATGGGCAAGAACGGCAAGATCAACAAGGCCGAAAGCTGGGTCGAGTTCCCCAACACCAGCAAGATACACTTTGAGGGTCTTGATCCCAACAACATCGACAAGGTGTTGGGTGCGCAATACGCAACCGCTTGGGTCAACGAGTGTAACGAGGTCCAGGACTACGATATTATTCAGCAGTTGGCTTCTCGTTTGGCCGACACTGCGCCGTTGGTTGACCTCAACACCAACAAGCCGGTCCTAGACGCCGACGGCAAGGTCCAAAAGCTCCGGCCCTTGATGATCTACGACTGTAACCCCGACGTGAAGACGGATTGGGATTACCTGTGCTTCGTTGAAAAGCGCCACCCCATCACGGGCAAGCCATTCAAGCCAGAGACGTTGCGCAAGTGGCGTAGGGTGTTCTTGCCGCGTCAGGAGAACGACCACAACCTCGCTAAAGGCTACGGCGACTCCCTGGAAGATCGCTATGACGGCTCGCCGGAAATGGCCTCTCGCTTTCTTGAGGGCCGCTGGCGCGATGACAACCCGGACGCGCTGTTTCGCAAGAGCATGTTCAAATACCGGGATCGTCCCCAAGACGATTTTCTGCTGCGCATTATCGTCGCCGTCGATCCCGCAGGTAGCAACGGCAATAACAGCGACAGCACGGGTATCTGTGTTGTCGGCCTGGGTATGGACGGCTGCGCGTACATTCTGGAAGACGCCTCGATCAAGGGCACACCCGAGCAGTGGGCAAAGAGAGTGGGCGAACTCTACGACAGCTATGGTGCGGACCTCGTAGTCGCGGAAAAGAACTACGGCGGTCAGATGGTCGAGCACACGATCCGAACCTATCGCCGCAACATGCCAGTGAAGATGGTCACAGCAACAAAGGGCAAGCGAGTTCGCGCCGAACCCGTCGCAATGGCTTATCATAAAGACAAGGTGTTCCACACCGACACGTTCAAGGAACTTGAAAGCCAAATGTGCGCGTACAAGTCGGATACAAAAAAGTCACCGGATAGAATGGACGCACTCGTTTGGGGAGTTAGCGAAGTCCTGAAACTCAGCGGGGGTTCCGGTGGATTCCATATCAGTAACATGGGCGGTCTGCCGAGTTTCTAAGCGATACCAATAAATACCTCATAATCTAGTGAGGTAGCAGTGTGGGAATTAACGAACCATCGGAGTTTTATAGCGAGAACGTAGGTCGCTGGACCACGAACCGGGATGTTATCGCCGGATCGAACGCGGTTCGCAAAAAGACGATCACCTATCTGCCGCTGGCCTTTCCAGACCAAGACCTCGTCACCCAGTACCCAGCCTATCAAAAGGCCGTCAGCTTTTATCCAGCAGCTAACCGCACCTGCGACGGCATTCTAGGGCTGATGATGCGCCGTGACCCGGTTGCGGAACTCCCAGACGCGCTCAAAGACATCAAGGCGGTCATTACCAGCCATGGCGACAGCTTGGAAACGCTGACCCGTCGCGTCTGTAAAGAGGTGCTAACCACCAACTATTGCGGTTTGGTGGCCGATTACAGCACGGTGAGCGCATCAAGCAAAGGCGCGGCAAAGGACGGAGCCGAACGAGCATTCCTCAATTTCTACCCTGCTGAGAGCATTCTCGAATGTACCCCCGGCCCGGTCGGTAAGCGTCAGCTACCTATTCGTGTTCGCCTACTCGAAAATGGCGGTCAGACGGTCCGCCTCATGGAGTTGGTTGACGGCTTAGTCGAAGTTAAGGTCTATCACCGCAACGACGGTAAGTGGCCTGACGAGAGCAGCCCTAATGAGGTTCATCTACCAAAGGCACGAGGCCAGCGTCTTACGGAAATTCCATTTGACCTTATGACGGTCGCGGACGACTATTATCCATATGAGGCACCGCTTGATAACGTCGTAGCCCTCAATCTGGACCACTACATCGCGCAATCGATGCTGACCAAGCAAATACTGTTCAATCTGTCGCCAATGATTTTTGTCAGTGGCATCGAGAAGTCCGAAACTGTCATCAAGTGGGTTCCGGGCCGTATCTACAGCTTGGAGAATGCGGAAAGCAAAGTATTCCAGGTAAGCACTCCTAGTGACTCGTCGTTGGCAAACGAAAAGATGATCGCAGCGCTTGAAGACAAAATCGCAGTTTGCGCCAACCGCATTCTCGCCCGTCAGAAGGCAGTTGCCGAAGCTGCTGAGACTGAGGCGGTTCGACAGGGCGCTGAAAACAGCGTTCTGGCCATGACGGCAAACGCGATCAGTGAGCGGTTTGAGCGCAGTCTCAAGCGCGCCGCCAATTATACTGACGAGGATGTGGAAATCGCGTTCCAGATTAACACTGACTACCTGCCAGTGAATATCAGCTCTCAGGAAATCACCGCCATGCTCGGCCTCTATGAAGCCAAGTTGATGAGTCGTGAAAGCGCGTTCTACAAGCTGCGCGAAGGCGGCATGTTTGACGAAACGCACAAGTGGGATGCTGAACGGCAGCGTATTGATGCCGACCCCGCCGTTGCCAGCCCCATCAAGCAGATTCCACCCGCAGCCGTCTGAATACAGTCCTCTCCGCTAAATAATTCCGGAGGCCAGCAAGGCTCCTGACTTACCGGCCAGCTAGGCGGAGAGGATACCAAATGACTAAAACTGTAGAACAGCTACAGGCTGAAATCGAATCGGCCTTGGCGAGTATCAAAAAGCTCGAAGGTCTGAACGACACTTTGAAGCTGGAAAATAAGACATTTTCCAGCAAGGTAGCTGAGGCGCTGTCCGAGAAGGAAGCTGCTCAGGAAAAGGCCGACCGCGAAGCCGGTAACATCGAAGCCCTAGAGCGTCGCCTTACCACCAAATTCCAGAACGAAATGAACGCTATTACCAAGGAGCGCGACACTCTCGCGAACGACCTCCGTACGGTTCGCGTCGATAACGAAATCAAGAGTGCGCTGACAAGCAACAAGGTGATGGCTGAACTATCGGAGGGCGCAGAAGCGCTACTGCTCCGCAAGGTCCAGTACGAAGACGGAGTCGCGACAATCGACGGCAAGAGCATTCAGGATGCCGCCAAGGCGCTCTTCAATAGCAAGGCTGGCGCTTACTACGTGGCTGGCCCTGATAGCTCTGGCAGCGGAAGCACAGGCGCAACATCCGCGAAGCCAGCATCTCGTCCATTCAATGAAACTGAATACTCGATTCAGCGAAAGACTGATCCAGTTGGCGCAGATGCGTGGGCTAAAAACACAAACAACGATTGGATCATTCCACCAGCGCAGTAATCAACTGAAAACATGCCTCCAGGGTCTCGGGAATAAATACTTCCGGACAGCCAGTTTTGTCGGGCTCGTCATAAACTCTGGAGGTATTGATTATGGCGACCCCCCGCCTGGAAAACGCATTTGATCCCGTTACATACACCCGCATCGTCGAAAAGGCTGTTATGGCCAAGTCGGCTTTGTTTAATTCCACCGCAATCGCTCGGTCGGCTGAATTCGATGACCTCGCACGTAGCGCAGGTACTTCGGTTATCATGCCCTACATCGATGAACTCGACGGCACGGCAGAAGTCGGATCGCGTGACGCGTCCATCCGTGGCGAAGTTCATGCTCTCGCGATGGGCGACGTAAAGGCCCAGAAGGATTACCTCAGCCACAGCTGGGGCGTTAGCAAGCTGGACGCGCAGTTGGCTGGCGTTGAGAACGTCCTTCGTACCGACGCAGAACGCACCGCTGGCTTCTGGGTACGCAACTTCGACCGCCTTCTGCTCAACAAGCTGACCGGCGTTATCGAGAACAACATCGCCAACGACGGCGGCGACATGGTCAAGGACATCAGCAAGGACACCACCGGTGCCGCTGGTGCTACCAACAAGGCCAGCGCAGAAGCCATTATCGACACCGTTCTTACGATGGGCGATAGCTTCGATGAACTCGGCCTGTGGGTTTTCCCAACTCAGGTTTATGGCACGCTCCTAAAGCTGGACGCTGCTATGTTTGTTCAGCCTTCGCAGCTTCTGCCATTCCGCACCTACCGTGGCGTTCCATGCGTCGTCACTGACGGCGTTGCGCCAAAGCAGGGCACCAACCAGAAGATCTTCACCTCGTTCGCACTGGGCGCTGGTTCGGTTCTGTTTGGTTCGGCAAACGGCCTTGGTGGTGAAAACGTCATCGTCAACGACGAGCACGCCGCTAAGAACATGGGCGCTAAGGACCTCATCACCCGCCAGAATGGTCTAATCATGACCATCCAGGGTCACACGTCCAAGGCTCCAATCGTTGGCGCGAACGCTGGCCCAGAAGTCGACGCTTACGCAAACGCCTCTTCGTGGGACCGCGTTTACGACCGCAAGTTCGTTCGTATCGCAGCACTTCGCAGCAACGGCTAATCGAGTAGGTTACAAAGGAGCCCCGGCGGTAACGTCGGGGCTTCGTTGTGACTGACTAAATATCGATATGAACATCGAAACAGCAGACGCATTTCATCTGGTACGCGACAACGTCGATTGGGCTGGCACGAACACCGAGAAGTCGGCTGCTATCTTGCGGGCTCAGGACTATATTGCCGCCTACTATACATTGAAGCCGGATATTGACCCCAACGAACCGCTTCTGGTGCGCGCAACCTGCTTGCTGGCATTGGAGTTTTTGAACGGTGCTAATAAGCTAAAAGCCGAACGGGCAGTTATCAAAAGCAAGATCGCCGTCGAAGGCGTTGTGCTTGAGGAATTTGAGTACGCCGAAGGCTCACCTGATGCTGACCTCTACCCCTTTGTAACCGCCACCCTGCGTCCATTGCTTTCTAGCCAATCTGGCGGCTTTGGCTATATTCAGTTTGTACGCTAATGGAGGCGCTGTACGCACGCGCTCGCCAGAGCGTTAAAGACAAGATCGCCAAGTATGGTGGCACTGCCGTCATAACTCGCACAATCGAGGGCGGGTATGACGACGAGGGCAACCTCCTGCCGGTTGTCACGACGAGCAAGAAAATCCGAGCCATCTATCGCGACGGCTCATTCTTCAACGCCGGTTCGTACCTCGCTGGCAAGGCCAGCTTGCTGCTGGACTTCACATACGCGCCATCGCCCCAGGATCGAGTTTCCATGGGTGGCACCGATTGGACCGTAGATAGCGTCATCGCTGTAAAACCCGACGGCGTCACGGTCATCAACTACACTGTGGTGTTGGAATAATGGCCTCCGGCGTCTCGAACCTCGGCGGTGTCGTGAAGAGCCTTGCGGCAGCAAAACGCAAAGCGCTGGCCGACGCACAGAAGGTGGTCCGCAATACAGCGAACGGCATCCTTACCGGCGTCGTTGAGGGCAGGCTCAGGCAGACGTGTCACGCATCAGCGCCGTCACTCGAAGTGAGCTGACCAGCACTGCCGTTCTCTATGGCAAGATGGCCGCCAGCGGTAAGAACCTGAATGCCAGTCAGGCACAGGTCGCACGCGCTACCGAAACTGTCACCAAGTCCTTGAAAGTCAGCGATGCGTCTGCCGGTGAAACAGCTTCCACGGTCCTCCAGCTTGGGCAGGCGCTATCGAGCGGCAAGCTGAACGGCGACGAATTCCGCTCCCTTGCTGAGAACGCGCCGCGCTTGATGAAGTTGATGGCCGACAGCATGGGCGTGCCAATCGGTGCGCTGAAAAAGATGGCCAGTGAGGGCAAGCTGACCAGCGAAAAGCTATTCCGCGCTTTCACGGACCCCAAGTATTTTGCGGCACTCGACGCCGAGGCCAAGCAGATCCCCGCCACCTTTGGTGACGCATTCACGGCCATTGAGAACGTGGCAACGCGCACCTTTGGCGCGTTCGATAGCGGCGGCGGCTTCAGTCAGGCACTCTATAATTTCGCCAATCAGGGCACCGAGAACATGAACAGCATCACCAAGCGCGCAGCAGACGCGGGTGGTGAAATCCGCGATGCGTTCGCGGGTCTGGGCGATGCTTTCCAGCCGCTGCTCAACGGAGCCAACGGCGTCTTTGATGCTCTGGGTATCCGCATCGGCACTGTGAAAGAGCAGATTAGCGGGTTGCTCGGCATCATGGACAACATCGCCAACGCCCCAATCAAGCTACAGAACTGGGCCAACGATGTTGATCGCAGCATCCGTCCCGAGTGGGCGCAGGCAGGTATTCCGAAGAACCAGCCGCTTCAGAACATGAAGGGCGATTTTAACGCCGGGTTTGAAAAGAGCCGTCGTGATCGCGCGCTAGACAAGCTGATTGCCAACACCCGCATTGTGACTGGCGACAGCAGCTTCACCGGCAAGGGTATGACCCCCAAGGCGATCTTCGATAAGTTCTGGCAAGCGATGCCTGCGTATAAGGCTCGTCAGGGCGGGACCGGTCAGCTTCGTGCGGCTCCCGGCACGTCCACCACGACGAGTGGCGGCAGTGGTAGCGGGCGCAGCCGTCGTGATGTCGATGACATTATGAACAGCATCGGTGCCCGCGTTACCAGCGGCTACCGCACCTACGAGCATAACAAGGAAGTTGGCGGACAGCCCAACAGCCGCCACCTGACTGGCAACGCCCGTGACATTGCGAAGACCAAGGGCATGTCGCTCGGCAAGATCGTCAGCACACTTCGCGAGCAGGGCTATGATGTCGTGGAAAAGCTGGACGAGGGCGATCACTTCCACGTCGCCTGGAAGGGCAAGGGCGACAAGTCCAAGTCGGAAAGCGAGCGAGCGGCAGTTTCCGCGCAACGTGAAGCTGAGAATCTAGCCGAGCGTCGTCAAAAGCAGGAAGCTGAATTGTGGTCCACAATGGATAACCAGCTCGCGCTTGCCCGCTTGATGCCAGCCGAGGCCGAGAAGCTGAACGCAGAGCAGGAACTGACCCAAATCCGCAGTGCCGAAATCACCAAGCAGGACAAGGAGCGCATCGGCGTGCTCATGGATCAGACCCGTGCCGCCAAGCTGCTCACGGAGGTAATCGCCGCCAACGATAACGGCGCACGCGAACTGGACTTCCAGAAGCGCAAGCTAGGTATGACCGACAAGGAATCCGCAATGGCGGAAGCCGCGTGGGAGTTTGAAAGCAAGGCCCTCGCTGACAAGGTCGACACCAGCAATGCGCTTTATCAGATCACCCTGGCGACGATCAAAGCCCGTGCTGGTGAGACGTTTGAAATCGAGAAGCAGAACCGGATGCTCAAGGACCGGGAGAGCTTGCTCAGCGAGTATAGCCCCCGTGAAGCTGACAACCAGCGCCTCGACCAGATTAACGCTGACCGCAATCGCCTGACGCTTCTACGTAGCAAGCCGGTGGCCGATGGCGGCATCACGGAAGAGCAGTACCGCCGCGCCCTCGATGGTGTGGAGAGGGCCAGCGTCGAAATCGCAACCCGCTGGGAACGTGAATTTGGTGGCAAAATCGACCAGCTTGGCGAGCAGCTAGGCGGCGTCTTCGGTTCGGCAGTCGGCAAATTCGGCAAGCTGATTAGCGGTCTGGCTGATGCCGCCGCTGGCAAGTTCAGCGGCCTCGGCCCTCTTGGCAGCGTTATTGACCTGCTGGGCACCAAGAGTGATGGCACGGCGAATGCTCTGGGTAAGGCAGCAGCTGACGCCAGCAAAAAGAGCCTCGATCAGCTACTTGGCCGGAACGGCGAGACCAGCGCGTTCAAGAATCCACTCAAGTCGCTGAGCAGCGGCTTCGACGGCTTCAAGACCGACCTCAAGGGCATCTTCGGCAAGAACGGCGATTTCACGAAGGGCATGGGTAGCGTGCTGGGTAAGGCCGCTGGCGGCATGAAGATGGGCGAGACCGCCGATCAGGTAATGAAAGCCATTGGCCTCAAGTCCAGCAAGCTGGGTAGCCAAATTGGCGGTGCCATCGGTGGAGCGGTCGCGGGTCCAATCGGCAGCGTAGTTGGTGGTATTGCGGGTGGCCTGTTCGGTGGCCTGTTCAAGAAGTCCAAGCAGGGAAGCGCAGGCCTCCAGATGGACAGCTTTGGCAACCTCGTTGGCATGGACGCCACCGGTCGCGGCGCTGCGGAGAAGGCGGCGGCACAGGCACTAGCCAGCAGCGTTGCCAGTGGCCTGAACGGAATCGCATCGGCACTTGGCGGTACCCTGACCGGTACCGGCGGCATCAGCGTTGGTTATCGTCCGGGCCATAAGGCCGGTGCGTATCGCGTTGATCCGACGGGCCGTGGCGCGGTCAAGGGCGGCAGCGTCATGGCCTTTGAAAACGAAGCTGATGCTATCGCGGCAGCGATCAAGCTGGCCTTGAAGTCGGGCATCCTCGATGGCGTATCGGATTTCAGCAAGCGACTGTTGAGCGCGACTGAGAACCTGGATTCTGCTATTGCTTTGGCTACCACCTATGAGAATATCCTCAAGGAACTGGCAGCTATCGATGACCCCATTGGCGCTCCGCTAAAGCAACTCAACGAACAGTTCGAGAAGCTCAACAAGAGCATGACGGCCAACGGCGCAACCGCTGGCGAACTCGCGAATGTGGATCGCTATTACATGGTCCAGCGTCAGAAGATGCTTGAGGATCAGCTTTCCAGCATCAAGAGCCTACAGGATAAATTGAACGGCGCGGAAAGCGGCGTATCAAGCAAGATCCGTCTGGATAAGCAGCTAAAGGAATTCCGCGCTTACGAGGATACGATTGCCAAGGGTGGCAGCGTCGATCCAACCAAGTTCGCTGAACTGGGATCGTCCATCTTTGATATCGCCCGCGATCTCTATGGCACGTCCGGTCCTCTTTTCCAGAACATCAGGAACGAACTGCTCAACGCCAGCGATGCGATGACCAAGAATGTCGAGTCCATGTACGGCACCAGCAGCGACAGCACGACGGTTGTTCAGGCAGTCGATACGCAGACGCAGCTTATCGCGCAGGGCATCAAAGAAACTCAAAAGGGCAACGCAATTCAGGAGCGCATCGCGGCGGCATTGGAAGCTGCCAACGATGTTGAAGGTCTCATGCGCAATGCCAAGGCAGTCAACGGCTACCAGTACGGAACTGTGTAAATACTCGTGGAGGTAGCCAATGGCCATTGATAACAATCGCGGTTCGTTCGTTAAACAGGAATACCGCTACGAAACGGATGACGCGCCAGAGGTGCTGGAAAGGCAGCCAAACGCGCGGACTATCAAGCTGGAAACTAATCTCGACAGCTTGTCCGCAAAGGCGCTGGCTGTCGAACTGTTGACCGAACACAAACACGTGGCGCAGGCTTACCGCGTTACTGTAGCAGGCGTGGACGTCTGTGAGGACGACAAGTGGATTGACAGTCCACCGACTTTCTCATGCGTGTTTCCAGACTGGCCGATTGCCCAAACTGATGTGCTGCGCACCGTCACGACAACGACGGATTACAATCTCTTCACTACGACAATCACCGCAAAGGGGCCGCAATGATCGCAGAACCGTTTCTACTGACCAGCAACCCCCTGTTTTACGAGACTACCGGCGTTCAGCTTGCCAGTTCGCCGGTCGAGAACCTGACAAACGACAACATGGATATGGAGTGGGGTTCGCTGGGCCTCAATGATGTATATTTCGTCCTCCGCAACGTGGGCGCAGTTGATACGGTTGCCCTGTTGTTCAGCAACCTGCGTCCCGGCGACACACTCAGAGTGAGGGCCGCAAACAGCGTCTCAGCAACCCTGTCAGCCCCTCTGTGGGATAGCGGGGCGCTTCCCGCAGTCGTGGGCACCCTTGTTGCGCCCTACACGGCAAAGACCCTCATTGACGTTCCTAAGGGGACACAGGCCACCTACTGGCGCTTTGATTTCTCGTCTCCCAGCAATCCTGACGGGCAGGTCAAAGCCTCGCGCGTCGTAATGGGCGAACGCTTGGATATCGGAAGTGGTATCGACTACGAATGGTCGAAGAGCGTTATTGATGACAGTATCCTCAGCACGGCTCCCAACTATGAAGACGTTCAGGAGTTTCCTAGTCGTCCATCGGTCCAAGCGACATTCGGTCAGATGAACGAGCAGGACTTCAATACACTCGATGCGTTCATGATGCGTGTTGGCATGAAGCGCCCAGTGTTGTTCGCACCAGAACCTGCCAACTTCGATAGCGTTCAGAGCTGGACAGTTTATGGGCGCATGAAGGTCGCCTACAAGGGCGTAAACCTCTACCACAACTTGTGGGAGAGCGATCTAGAGGTCGGCGGCCTGAGGGCCTAATAATCGGCTTGTATAGCCAGCGGCCCCCGTTAGTCTGGCCCCTCATGCCGAGGGGCCGGTAAATCGATACTAAGACCATCTTCGTCAGCTACTCGCACGCAGACCGCGAGTTCGTTGATCGCCTTTTATCGGCGCTGAGGCCGATCGTGGGGGAGCGTGTCGACTTCGTTCTCGACACGCAGGCAATTCACCCGGGCGATAACCTAACCGCCTCGATTGGCAACCTAATCGAACATAGCGATGGCATGTTGGCCATCCTGCCAAAGCGTGGCAATAGCAGTTGGTTTTCAGCAGAGATTGCCATTGCGCTGGCCAAGGCTAGTAAAGAGTCTAGTTTTAGCCTGATCCCCATCGTAATTCATCCTGCCGACATACCATACATGATGCGAGACAGGCTATACGTTAGCTTCTCTGATCCCAATAGCTTTTCTCCTAACGTCAGGATGATCGCAGAGGCCCTTCTTTCTGATAGGTCTCAACCCGATTTTAACCCTGCCGACGTTGACGCTATCCGAAAGGCGTCGATAGATGCGAAGCGCGCTCTTCTTGAAATAAACAAGGCGCAGCATGAGCGTCAAAGAGTCAGCGAGTATCGAGTTGTTGGGCTTGCTGTTGTAGCCTCAGTAATTTCAGTTATCGCTACTGCTGTGCCGTGGATATTTTCAGCGAAGTTGACCTACACTCAACTCGGCTCATCGCTGATCGGGTTTCTAATGCTCTTTGTCGGGTTTGCGTTCGGCCGCCTTAGCGCCCATCGCAAATCTCATAGCAAATCCTCCTCAGCCGGGTCAGAACAACAGTGAGCGGCGATCTCAATGCTATCACCTTTGCTCGCGCAGAGGAGCAGCTTAGGCAAGAACGAGAGGCCTTTGATCAATTGAAATCTAAGGACATTATGTGGTTCTACCTTCGATTAGTCGTCGGCAGTACCTCTATCGTTCTTTTAATTGCCGTAATAGCCATTTGCTGCTATATATTCTTGAACAATAAATACTTTCCTGAATTCGTCATTAAGGCTGCCAGTGTCGCACTTTTTGGGGACGTTCTCGGTCTCATAGTTTTGGTGTGGAAGGTCATTTTGAACACTGGGGATACCAAGGTCCTCGCACCAGTTACGAAGGCAATAGCAGAGGCTTAACTACGGCCTCTGCCCGCTAAATATCGGAAACGATATGAGGTGCGGAGTTGCGACAGGTCTTTCTAGCAGAAATTACAGCTTACGATCCACGCGAGGATAAACTCGTAACTCTCCGCATGTGCTCCGGTGGTCAGGGTCATGTAGCATTTCCTGAGTTTCCCGACGAGCAGTACATCCCCTGTATCGCATCCGCGCCTACCCAGACCCGCACGGTCACAGACAATGGCATTCCCGGTCAGATCAGTATTGATTACGGCGCTATTTCGATCCGTTTTACCCGTGATCACCGAAACACTCATTGGCGTCGATACGACTTCGACGGTTATCCCTGCCGCCTTCTCCATGGCGAGTATGGCGCACCCTACAGCAGCTACAAACAGATCCCGGCTGGGCGCGTTGGCTCCCTTGATGTCCAGTCCGCAGGCCTTGGCGAACTGCCCCTTCTTGGTCCCGACGCCGAACTCAAGAAGGAAGTCCTGACTGTCACCTACGCAGGAACCGGCGGCGCACAGGGCCAGGAAGGCGACAAGGGCGTTCTCAAGCCTTTCGCCATCGGCCGGTGCGAGAACATCGAAGCCTTGCTCATCGATCCCGTAAATCTCATCTGGCAGTATCACGGCTACGGTCCAACGCAGGACGTAGAAGCCGTCTATGAGAACGCGCTGACGCTCGGTGGACCCAAGCTGATCGCTGAGAGCTACGAACAGTTGGCCAGTTACACGGCTGACGAACTACCGCCTGGCACATGGGCAAAGGCCCCGGCTGTTGGCATGTACCGCTTTGGCGGCGAGCCGATCGGCAAGGTCACGGCTGATGTCATCGGCGCAGTGGATAACGGCGTTGCCCCCCGCAGCGTTGGTGCCATCTGCGCCTATATGCTGCGTCAATTTGGCGGTGTTCCTGCCTCCCTAATCGACATGGCATCAGCGGCTAAAATGGACCGCGATTTTCCTCACGAGTGGGGCCAGTACATCGATGCGCGGGCTAAGCCCGAGGACGCTGACGAAAACGAACCCAGCTACAGCGTTGGTGATTTCGTTCGCGAGGCCACGAGCCACGTAGCGGGCTACCTATTCGCAGACGCGTTGGGAGCGTGGCACTTTGGCCGCAACGTCTCGAGCAAGACGCCTATCGTTTTGCGCTCTGGCCGCAGCAGCAAGCCAGCCGTTATTGATATTGCTTCCCCGGCTACCACGACGCGCGTTCACAAGGTCCGCGTTGGTGGTCGTCGTTGCTTTTCCGTCCACAGCGATAGCGAAATCAGCAGTGCGTTGAAGGACGCTGTTGAGGGAACCCTAGAGGTTATCAACGGGGTCAAGCAGGACGTAAAAGAGGCCCAGGACAACGCAAATGCGATCCGCCAGCAGCTTCCCGATCTTGTCGGCCCTCTGCTCAAGAAGCCCATCAACGAACTATCGGCGCTTCACCTCAAATATGGCGCGGCGCAGTTCAACACCACCCTCGCCCTCCATAACCAGAATCTCGTCGCTATCCGCGCTTTGGGCACCCGCATGGATGAGGATGGCAACGCGGTTGCCGAAGACCTGCTCCAGCTAACCACAAGGGTCGATAAAGCGGAATCGGGCCTCATCGAAATCAATAGGACCGTTGCGGGCCTGGACTTCGCGACCGCCGAGGAGATTGACCAGAAAGTCGCCAACTTCGGCAAGGGCGTGACTGCTTGGCAGGTGGAAGAGCAGCGAGTTCGCAGCACCAAAGATACCGCGCTCGCCGAAGACATCAACGCCATGGGCACGAGGATCACAAAGGAAGTTGGTGACATCAAAACCACCTATGACGGACAGTTTACAGATGTCAGGCGCCTCATTGTCGACGCCGCAGACGGCACGATCAAAGCGGAAGATCTAGACCGCCTTGACCTTAAGCTGACCAAGGCCATTGGCGATGAGATTACCACGCGCGAGGTGGCAATCAGCAATGCCCGTGAGGCATGGGTCGAAGGCGACCGCGTAGTCGCGCAGACCGTCAACGAACTAGGCTCTCGCGTTACCCGCGAAGTCGATGGCGTGAAGACCACCACCGAAGCGGCAATCCGTGACGGCTTGAAAACCGTTGTGGATCAAGCTGGTGCTGCCACAGAGGCAGTCCGTGTCCTATCGAGCAGCGTCAACGGGCTGACCGGCCCCAACGGCGTCATTCAGGTCATTCAGGAAACTGAGGCGCGTAACGATGGCGCTCGTGCTCAGGAAACACGCAACCTCCAGAGCCGTCTAGACAACTTCAATGGCGCATCACTGGAACAGCAGTTCAGCACCTATGCCAACAAGGTCGATGGGGTTGGCGCTCAATACGTCTTGAAGGTCCAGACTGACAATAATGGCGTCCGCTCCATCGCGGGTATGGGCTTGGCGATTGACAATAATGTATCCGCGATTGCTTTTACCGCTGACAGCTTCCGCCTAACCACACCGGGCTCATTCCCACAGCAGGTATTCTACGCAGACGCCGATGGCGTTTACATGCCTAATGTCACGGTGGACAAGCTCAAGGCTGGCGCGATTGATTTCGAGTTTATCAGCAAGCAGTCAATCCGCGATCCCAACGCTGGATATCAGGTCATGCCCGGTGGCCTGATTTTCATGTGGGGGCGTTTCCGTCAGGTCATTCGCAACGAAACCACCTTTTCGATCTCCTTCCCCATCGCATTCCCAAATCAGTGTCTCAGCTTCAACGCAACACCGTACCTCATCTACTTCAATAACGAACGTGACTTGTGGATTCAGAACATCGGACAGACCAGTCGGTTTGGCGCAACCGTTGCTACCCAGGCCGCTCGCCGTGACGATCAATATCTGGATGGCTTCGACTGGTTCGCGGTCGGGTTCTAAGGCAAACGAGCACTCCCGCTAAATATCGGAAACGAATTAGCGGGAGAGCCGACCAAATGGCATTTGAATATGAGGACAGCGGCTCAGTAAATCTGGTAGGCGGCTCCACTGAAGTTACAGGCAATAATACTAACTGGGTTGTCAATTATGATGGCATCGCGCTCAACATCGCTGGTCTCAGCTATCCCGTGCGCAGCATTGACGCACGGAACCGACTGACCCTCAAAGAGCCTTACACCGGCCCCAGCGTCAGCAATGTCAGCTACACCTTCCTGCCATTGGCCAACGAGGTATATTCGCTGTCCGGTCAGGTCGCGACAGTGCTTGAGCGAGCTGGCGAATTGATTGACGCCAAGGTCGGCCCGGCTGGTCCAGCAGGTCAGCAAGGCCCCGCAGGTCCCAGCGGCAAGAACGGCGACGCGGGCTTCGGCGCAATTACCAATTTCACTGAATACACCGGCCAGCCAGCAGGCGGCAGCGGCGTCTATATGATCGTCCCTGTTGCTCAGGGCGAACCAGGCATCACGCTCACTCAGAGCGCGAAGGTCATTCTCCCCCGTGACAAAGCAAACGCAGGCATTGGCTTGTGGATCAACGCCACGACGAGCGGCTACGCGATCACCCTCGGACTCAGCAACGCACCTGAACCCCAGCCAGACGTTCCGACTGAACCCGTCGATTTGTCCGGTAGCAGCACCATCTATGGCGCTCCCGGCACGATCATTCCTCTTGGTATCACTCTGGGTGGCAGCACGGCCAGCTTTACGGTCAACCGTCCCGAAGAACTGCCCATCATGATCGAGCGCAAGGTCGATATCGTCACCCCTACCAGCAGCCAGTGGACGCTTGGCGGTTCGGGCGCTCCCTATGTGGTGAGCGGCAACGCCGTCAGCAGCACCGCAGGCTTGAACAAGAACGGCACAGGCTTTGATTTCCGCAACGGTCACGTCGTCGTCAACCAGGGCAGCTACCTGTTCAGCCAGGCACTGGCCTTGGATTTCAAGACGAGCAGCAATGACATCGTAACCCAGACTCCACCGTCGATGCGTCTCAGCTTCAAGGGTGTCGTTCCTGCCGGTGCCATGGAGCCAATTCTCGCAAACGTGCTCGACTACAGCACGGGCGGCATGACGCTGAAAACCTACTGGCAGGGCAGCACCCTACAGCTACAGCTTCATCGCAACGGCTCGACCGAAAATATCATCAGCCCCGAGGCTCCCTCGCGCATTCTCGGCACCAATCAGCTTTACGAAGCAGAGTGGAACGACAACCCCGGCGGCGTCGGCGGTACGGTTACGTTCTACGTGGACGGACAGCAGATTGGTTCGCCGGTCGCCACGACTAGCAAGCCCCGTGTCGCGGCAGCGGCTTCGTTGGAAATCAACGCATCGGTGGGCAACACCTCGCAGAGCATCAACAACCTGGAAATTGAGTATGTGAAGGTCGGCGCAGGCAAGCCCGGTATCCGCAGTGACTACGTGACGGTCAGCGATGGCCCGATCAGCGCGGCCGATCTTGAGTCCCTTGTAGTTGATGCGCGAGCACTCACGGGCAACCAGACTGCGCGACACCTGACCTACACGGCCAACGGCTCGCAGATGTATGACATCGAAATTGTCGTCGGTGAAATGGTGCTGCCAGCCGGTCGCGCATACAAAGCGGTTCTTGAGGATTGGTCGAGCGGATCGGCTGTTGAGCATCCCAACCACCTCGTCATGACCAAGGCCAGCGCGCAGAATTGTAAGTTCGAGGACGCTCCGCTGTATGGTTCGCAAGCCACCTGGACCGAGGTTTTGCCGCAGGGTCCTGTACCCAATATCAACGGCATCAACTACTATTGCGAGGGCATTCGCATGGGTACGTATGTCCAGTTCCAGTTTGGCTACGACTGGGACACCAACACCATGCCGAGCGCGCCCTTTGGCGATCCATCGGGCAAGGACAGCTACATGGTCCCCCATAAGTGGAAGATCATCGACAACGCCGGTACGCTGCTGGCGCGCATCGAGAAGCCAAACGGCGAGCCGCTGAACAGCAACAGCTCTCCCGCTACGTGGCAGGGCACTTACGATGGCCGCGGCGTGGCACAGATCACGACGGCCAACCCTTGGTATCCACATGGTACCGTACGCAGCGGCGTCATCTGGCGCAGTCACGATCCCGTGGCTTACACCCAGCAGCAGGTCTGGAACACGGTTCCGGTTTACGACTTCCGTGTTCCGTTCGCGTCCAAGACCGGCTTTTCGGTTAACGGCGGCGACATGCGTATCTTTGGCGACGGTCAGGCTAACGGCTTCGCGAACTACCGCGTTATGTCGTGGGAGCAGACCACGTACCTGGACATTCAGGCGCAGGCACAGGCCACCAAGGACCCCTGGAAGGGCGGTGTCTACAACCCCGATGGCGCAGTACCCAACGCAGGCGTCTGGCTAAAATACACTCCATTCAACCAGATGGGCCGATCGCCGATTACCGGTCCTGGCGGTACGCGCGATGATCGTCAGATCATGCCGGAAATGGTTGCCCTATATGCCCGCGATGTGAACGCAAAGCGTCCGCACGACGAGCGATCCATGAAGCAAATCGCGCTCGACTACCTCACCGGCTATGTCAGCGATCCATATCACGCCTTTGAGAACGGCAGGAATAAGCCGCTCTACAAGGGCAACATGCGCCGCAATATCACGATGCGTAACCACTACTATGGACCGGGACAGGCAGCTACCCCGGCAAGCCAAGCCTTCTACGTTCAGGGTGGTCGCCCTTACGAATGGTCCAGCGGTAGCAGCCCACTTCGAGTGAAGGTGCCCTACGGTGGCGTCAATCCAACGAAGCCCATCTTCGGTACCAACCAGATTGACGAAGCACACGGCCATCAGCTTCCCCATTGGGGCTCGCTGCTATTCCAGACGCCTGAATTTGCGTTCTTGGGCCACAGGTTCTTCGATCAGGTCAAGCTCTACGACAACGTGATTCTAGGCAAGAGCGACAGCAACAAGGAATTCGCTGAGCGTGGCGCAGCTTGGAAATTCCTCCAGACTGCCATGGCGTGGAAGACCGCTTCGAATAACTCGGATCGCCTCTACAGCCGTGCCGATGTCATGGACTTCATCACCTTTGATTTTGAGGTATTCTACGACACTTGGTATGCGACCGATCCCGGCTTCCTAAACCCGCCAACCAACATCATGACTGGTGGCCAGTATGATCCGACCAAGGCGGTGTTCGCAGGCGCAGCGCGTTTCGGCCCATGTAAAGCTGATGGTGAAGTCGACGGACTCTTCGCTCACGACTTCTACGCTGGCTACTGGCTGAGCGCGCTTCACGTAACAGAACGTCTTGGTTTCAATGACGCTCTTCGCGATGCCTCTCCCAAGGTCAAGGCAGTCATCGACTGGCTACTGGCGTGCCACCGGAAGCGCATTGTTGGCCGTACCAATGACGGCGCGCTTATCAACGGCACCGGCTCTGACTATCTCACCCAATACTGGTCCCCCGCCGAGATCTACGCGGCTAAGGGTGATGTGACGAAGCTACACCAGAATATGGCAGCAGTCGCAGTCGCACGTCCGGCACCAAGCTGGGACACCTACAAGCCGGGCAACACCCCTGAACTGCGCGATGGTCAGGCAATGGACCAGCTTCTCGCCGGTCCCGCACTACTCAAGGATATGGGTATGAGCGGAGCCGACTTGGACAAGGCAGTGACGACCGCCGAGCAGCGTTTCCAGGAGAAGCTGACAAGCGAGACTGCCAAGGGAGCGGGACAGGCAGGTGTCGACTGGTTCAGATATCACCAAGCAACCAACAACAGGCCCGTGAGGCCCTAAGAGCCGGTATCCAACTAAATATCCGTGATAACTGCGAGGTCACGGAATGGCGTTGGATACTACTCCTATTGAACTACGAGCATATAATCCCGCGTCCGCTGGATCATTGGTCTTCAACCGGATTTGGGGGCTGGTCACTCAGGGTGAGCCAGTCTCCCATTCAATTGTTGAAGCCTTCTTTCACGTGCGTGACAATGGCCGCACCAAGCTAGAGCTATCGCTTGGCAAGGGCCTGACTTGGGATGACGCAGCCAAGTCTATTCACATCCAGATCACCAATGAACAAGTGGCTTTCATCCGGGCGACGTCTGAGATGGATTACAGCTTCTATGTCGTTTGGGATCATGGCGCGGTCCAGACCCTCAAAGAAGGAACCGTAACAGCGGTCAAGGTGGCCTAAACATGAGTTCGGGAAAAGAAGTCGGGATCACCGACCTGCTCGCAGAAGCTGAATACGAAGTCCTGGAAGTAGCAGCCGGTCTGGTGTCAGTGCCCGGTCCACAGGGCGAGACCGGTCCTGCCGGTCAACCCGGTCCCGCTGGTCCTGCCGGCCGTGACGGTATGGATGGTCGTGATGGCGTTGACGGACTGCCCGGTCGCGATGGACTGGACGGACTTGATGGAGCTCGTGGCCCCGCTGGTATCGACGGCATTGATGGCCAGAACGGCAAGAATGGTGCCGACGGTCAACGCGGTCCAGCAGGCGCGGATGGCCAGCCGGGAGCAAAGGGCGACAAAGGCGACGCAGGAACGAATGGCCGCGATGGCGTTGATGGCGCAATCGGACCGGCTTCTACAGTTCCAGGTCCTAAGGGCGACAAGGGCGATAGTGGTCCAGCAGGACCAGCCGGAGCCGATGGCCAGCCAGGGGCAAAAGGCGACAAGGGCGATCCCGGCGCGACTGGACCAAAGGGCGACACTGGCCTCCCCGGTGAGACCGGCGCACAGGGTCCACAAGGGCCTACCGGCCCCGCTGGCGCAACTGGTCCTACCGGTGACGCAGGCCCTAAGGGTGACGCTGGCGCACCCGGCGCCAAGGGTGACACGGGCGCGACCGGACCAAAGGGTGATACCGGAGCGACCGGCCCAACTGGCGCAGCAGGAGCCAACGGCACCAACGGCACGAATGGCGCGAATGGACAAGGCGTACCGAGCGGCGGTGCTGCTGGTCAGGTGCTGAGTAAGGTCAACGCTACCGACTACAATACCGCCTGGGTCACACCAGAAGGCGGCGGCACGACGGGCGGACTGCCCACGGGCGGCACGGCGAACCAGTTCCTCATCAAGACCAGCGCCACAGATTATGCGGCTAGCTGGCAGACCAAGACCCTCTTGGCGACAAACGGCAGCGGCAGGGAAGTTCAGTTTAGGAATGGCGCGTCGCTCGCCGCAGCAAGCAAGGTGTCGATCAACGCAGACGGCAACCTGTTCCTCGCCAACGATCTAGTGGTTCGTCAGGCACTCGTCGCCAACCGCAGCTACCTGAGCGTCAGCGATCAGTACAATCTACAGACCCAGTTCCCCCTTGGTATCTCGCACGGCTTTAGCACCCAGCGTGAGTGGCTGGCGCATGGCGAGAACCTGAGCATCTACACCAAGGCCTTTGATGCCACGTATCAGGGCACTGCCGTTCCCGTAGCTATGGGACCAACTGCTCAGACTGCCGAGCCTCAGATCACTTACGAGACGGCGGCTACGGCAGGTTCAGTGGCCTCGATGGTGTGCGGAAATCCGGTGATCAAATCGACCACTTCGGGCGTCGGCGGGCATTTCGTCACGCTGCGCCTTCGCATCCCTGCTTGGACTGCTGGTCAGCGTTGGTTCGTGGGTTTGGTCGCGGACAGCAATGCTCCCGTTGACCAGGACCCAAGCGCACTAACGAATTTCATCGGCTTTGGCGTCAACAGCGGTGACACAAATGTCCAGTACATGACGCGCACCACTGGCGCACTGACCAAGTCCGACATTAACATGCCAGCCGCTATCGGCAACACGTTCTACACGTTCATGTTTTACACACCTGTTGGCCTAGCAAACACAACTGCCACCGTCATCAGCGACGTTTACAACATGGGTGGCAGCACGACTGCCCTGCCAGATGGCAAGTATTACCTCAAAGTCTACATGGGCAGCGGCGCGGTAGCTACCAAGGCAGCAATCAGCATCAGCCGTGGCTACATCGAAAATCTGTATAACAAACTCTAACGGAGGGGATTGCCACTGGCGTCCAATACCAAATGACGGGAGCAAAGCTAACGAAGCTGGCCAAGGCCATCATTTCCAACCCGATTGTCCGGGTTGCGGCAGATCGCATCTTTGATGTGGCATTGAACAAGCTGATTGAGGCGAAGCTAAACAGGGCCAAGCGGTAACTGATATGCCGCATGGTCCTTTTCCAGCTAGTTTCGACGGCTCACCGTTGCTGTTCGGATGGGCGCTTTTCAGCCTCATCCTTATGCCGTCACTCGCGTTGATGATCGGCGGATACCTTGGCCGAGATTTGTGGAAGGATCGCAGGCGCGGCGTCGATGCCGTGTCGGCGCTCAGAAGCCTCGTCGCTGCTGTCTGTACGGCTGTCGTCCTGCGATGCGTACCCGAGGTGATTTACATGATCGCATACGCGGAAGCCTCGCAACCTACGATTGCCTCGATCCTCACGGTCAAACGCGTCTGCGATATCCTCAGCCTCGGTCCCGTGATCTTCTGGATGGGCACGTTCTGGCTTTGGTATCCAGACATCGTGCTCAAGCTGCGCTCACCTGTTGCGCTCGTCTGGGCTGATAACCGCTGGCCGCGCCTTGGACGCTTTGCCGGAGTGTCGTTCCTATGCGCGGCCTTTGCCGCATCAGTCGCGCTTGGGCGCGCTTTCTCTTAAATACGGTAGTGTTCGACCGCATCAGCCTATCCGGCCTCGTCCTCACGTCGGCTGGTACGGCGGGGCTGGCGACGGCGCAAACCACCACGCCTTATGAGGTTTGGGCACCGCTCATGTGCGGCTGTCTCGCGGCTCTCATTGTCCGTGGCATCTCGATTACCACCCCCAGCAAAAAGAAGCGCTACATGGTCTTTGAGATCCTCGTGACGCTTCTATCCGTACTGCTCACGGGCACGGTCATCTACGACCGCCAATACACGATCATGTACGCCACATTCACGGGCATGGGCATCGGCGCACTCGGCGTCGGCGTCATCGGCATGGCACGTTCATGGGCAAAGACAATGCTCCAGAATCTCGCTAGAAGCTACCTAGCCGCCAGCGATCCCAAAAAGCCTGGCACCTGACATAGCAAAGCCCGCCACTCACTCCGAGTGGCCGGCTTCGTCGTGCTACCGTCTATTAGTTAGCTACCGTTTTCACTGGCTAGGCGAAGCCGCGCATTCAAAGCCTGTTCGGCAGCTTTCTTCCTCTCCCTAAGTGCCGCCTGCCGCTCTCTATTGGTCAGCGGCTTGGCCTTCTTTGGGCGACCGCGCGGATTGGGTTCTTTGATCCCGCTTTCCAGCTTTTCGACGCGGGCACCGGGAAATAGGTCGGCCAGCCACTCCGCTGACCCCCTGCTCATCACCATGACTGTCACCGGCTGGACTGCCTTGGGATCGCGCAGCGAGCAACGCATCAGCGTCTGGTACTCGGTCTGATATGCGAGCATTGCTTGAGCTTGCTCGCTGCTGATGCCCAGCATATCGAGGAACTTATAAGCTGGCGTGGCGTGGTTGAGCGCGCTTACCAGCACTACGTTATGGATGCCCCGATAATCCTCGCGATCAATGCCGTGAATCACGCTGTCTAGGCGATAGCGACTGCGGAACAGTTCACGGTCAGCGTCAGTGTTGGCATGCCAGAGGTAATCTCGGCCATCCATGTAATCCTCAACGTACTCGGCTACCCTCGCTAGGTTGCTCTGCTCGCCCTCGTCGCGGTCTGCGTGTCGCCTGCTCCAGTTGGCATCCAGCAAATAATTGATTGTCAGCCGGTTGCCGTTCTGATGGGTGCTATAAAGCAGGTATTGACCGATGGTGGAGTGCTCAACCCAATCCACGTTCAATACCTTCTCCCAGACTGTATAGAGTTCAGTGGCTTTGAAGTTAGCAGCCATAAACGTGGCGCTGGCAAATCCGCTAACGAACGCGTCCAGGAGTATCGAGAAGAAGTCTACATGGCCCATCGTGCTTGGGTTGCTAAGCAGGTCGGCATAGTTGCTCTCACCAACGCATACCAGCTTGCCGTCGTCGCTTACCGCGTTGAGCAGTGGGGCGAAGGCTGCGATGTTCTGGTCGTCCGTCTCATTGACAATGAGTTCTTCTACCTTGGCAGCGTTGCCCACCTTCACGACCTTGACGCCGGGTGTGAGGTCGCTGCCCACATCCAGGTAATCGGTCACGATGTGGTGGGTTCGCGCAATCTGGTAGGGCATGTGGACGAATGCGCTCGGCACCTCATCGACAACTAGGTTCCAGTGCTTGCGATTGTTGGTGCTGAGCCGCTTCAAGCTCTCATGCGTGATGATGAGCACTTCGCCGTGGTTGGGCGCTGCGTGCTCGATATGCGCTTCTATGCGTCGAACAGCATCCTCTCCATAGATAACGGAGACTGGAACGCTGCGATCGATCTGACTGATCTGGCGCTTGGTCTGTTGGATGAGCTTTTTGGTAGGCTGCGCGATAATCAGTTTCTGGTGCTGCTTCGCGAGGTCAGCCGCGTGATGGCTGAGGCCGTAGGTTTTGCCTGATCCCGCTGGTGCGGACACGTAATAGAATGTGGTCATTTAGAAGTCCCTGCCGAAGTCCGCTCGTTGAGTGTGGAGGAACCGCGAGCGGGACTTCGGTGCTCTAGGCCAGGGTAGCAACTCCCTGACTGGCTCCTCCAAATGTATTTACTCAACAATCGCAATATACGCCCTGAAAGGGTCAAAATCACTATTCTCGTGCTGTAACGGCGCTCTGATTGAGTGTAACGATAATACTTTACATATACATTTTTCGTTACTCTTTTGGTGTTCATTCCTGAATTAATCGCGGGTGGTCCTATGGGGTCTGATTTGTACGGGGACGCGAAGCGGACCATGACAAATCAGGCACCAATGGGCCATTCGCAGGCAAGCCATGTGGACGCCGCTAGGTGGCCAGATGGCTCTGCCTCCGAGTTCTATCAGTCCGGTTAAAAGGCCGTGGCGGCATCTGTGCTCGGCAGGCAAGCTGCCTTCACCCAGATACCTAGCGCCTAGCTGCCGCGTGTCCTGGCGGCCCCGCTGAGCAGCAAGCGCATTACGGGTGACATGGAATTCCTGGAAATCAGCTATCTCGTCATCCCGCCAGAACAAGATGAATTAAAAGCGGGCGCAGCCCTTGTTCCAACAGAGCGCCGTTACGCCTTCACCAGATTTTAACCGATCAGCCATAGCCCAAGAGCATCGGGAGAAATCTCGTGTGCTCTTTGAACGAACGGGTTCCGTAGCTGGTGTGGTCATCAGTCGTCACTCCTCGTGACGGCAATGTCTGGGATGAAAGTCCCTCGCAGGTCAGCGCAGCGGTTGGTCAGAGACCTGGGGCCGTGCCTCAGGCCGACGAGGCTTGTCCTCACCATACGCTGAAGGTCGAGAGTTGCGGCAGTAATGTCGCGCAAGGCTGCTCGTCCACCATGCTGGCAAGGAGCCTATCTAATGAGCACTGTTACGAACAACGTCATCACGATGGTCGATGATTTCCGGGCTGCTACGGTGAACCACCGTGGCGAACTGGATCAGATTACCCTCAACGGGCGTCGGAAGGTCTGGGAGAACGTGGCGCAAGCCGCATTGCTTGCCCAGGACATCCTCAAGCCGGAAAACAAGGAAAGCTATTACGCGGCGCTTCTGGCGCACGGGCTGGCCGCACCTGTCGATGGCAAGAAGGTGAACCCCTACGCGCTCGTCGTGAAGCTGCTCTACGGTGAATGGGAGGATGAACAGGCTAACGTCTTTCAGCCCAACCGCTCTGCCGAAAAGTACGCTTGCGTCTTCCGCTATTTCGCCAAGCGGCGCGGTCGGTTCGATACTGTCGAACTGATTGTCAGCCACATCGAAACCACTGAGGGCAACCTCAAGGGGATCGAGGCACAGGATCGCACCGAACACCAGACGTCCAAACCCTCGCCTTCGGCGTCGGCCAACGACAATATGGAATTGGGTCTGCGCCTGGATCAGGGCGAGGTCACTCGCCTGGATGAGCGGCCTGAGTTTATCCCGGAGGACGTGTCCTATGGGAAGCTCTGGTTCCGCATGGTGGATGGCGAGGTGATCGTCATGGGTTACGAAGCGGTCTCTGAGGCCGCGTACAAGACCCTTGCTACCAAGCGTGGCAAGACCATCCGCGAAGCGCACAACGCCAAGCTGTCGTAAAGTGACAACAAGAACCCCTGGAAAGCCTCATACGCTTTCCAGGGGCTTTTTGTATTGAACTAGTGGATTGAGCAGCCACTATGGAAACGCTCACTGCGAGCACTACTATTTAAGCAGCCGCATAAAGTCTTCCAGGGTCAACACTACCAGCGCGTCCTTGCGATCCGCCTTGATGACAGCGAGGGGCGTTAGATCGTTCTGCGACCGGGCTTGGCCCAGAGCATCATAGACCAGCGCGATTTTGGCGCGGGCCTTACACTCGACGGAGAAGGGAAACGCGGCCTTCGCTGCCGTCGATAGCTGAATGTCCTCGCCGTTGCTGCCCATGGGGCAACTGCGAACATCGTCCTCAGTCAGCGAAGGATGCGCCGCAAGGACGGCATCGCGCACCTTCTTCTGGAGGTTGCGGCCCTTGGCCTTTGCCGCTGCCGTGCTGATGGCCATTAGGCTTCGTTCTTCGACACTGCGCCCTTGGCATTGAGCCAGGGTAGAACTTCGGTGCTGACAGGAACGCCAGCTGGCCAGCGCACCGCTACTGCGCGGCTCTTCTCAATCCATGTCTCATTGACACCATCGCTCTGGTTGCCGCCGAGGACGCGGTACGCGGTTGCGTTCTGACCGACGAGGAAGCCCACATGGCCACCACCGGGACGCTGGAACACCACCACTGCGCCGACGACTGGCTTACATGCGACGCCCCAAGTTGCCCATGCGCTCGTACGAACTGCGATAGGCGCGGGAGTTAGCCCAGCTTCCTTTACGCAATGCGCGACAAACAGGCCGCACCAGGGAGTGCCGTCTTCGTTGTAGGCCATACCAAGTGCCTTGTTACCAAGTGCCTTTGCCCAGCCGATGATTGTTGGATTGCTCTTCGCACCAGGAACTTCCTTGGTGCCGATGAGCGACTTTGCTGTTTTGATCCACTTTTCCATACAAGTAGTTAGCGAATCGACCAAACTGAGCTTTTTGACCCCGTTTGAAGCCCTATTTGGGCATTCCCTGTAAATAGTTGAGCGGAAGACAGAACCGCGCAAACTACAAAGGGGATTACAATGACACCGATTACACTCAGCCGCTTCGAAAAGTCCGCCCGTGCTTTCACATTCAGGGACAGTTACAAGGGTTGCCTCAGCAATGCTGACGACAACTGCGCTCCCATTGAGTCCCACATGGAAGGACTCATTAAACAGCTAAAGACTTACGCCGACTAACCAACGGGTTGGTCTTTTGCCGAATGGCTCAAGGGCACGAACGTGGCTTCCAATCTCGTGGGCGCGAACGCGATCATGCTGGAATACGCGCTATCCCGTGACGACACCGAGATTGTTCAGCGGCTTCACGACCGCGCATCAGCACTGGGTTGGGCTCACTTTCTCATCGATACCGAGGCAAAGAGCGGCAACACCATCACAATCGTCTTCCCGCTAACCAGCCACATCGACCCCGCCAAGTTCGCCCGCTTGGCTTCCATCTTGGCCGAAGAGCTCGATGAGTATGGCATGGAGCATGGTTGTCTCGCAGCCACGCACATCATCCAGGTTCACCGTTCTACGATGTCCTGCGTGTTTCCCGGTACGCCTCTCGATCCCGTCAAAGAGATCAAGCGCACGGCCAAAATGTATCAGAGGCTGAATGCCCGCAAGTATGAAGGCACACGCCCTGTTAGCAACTCAACCACTCAGGGTGATGGACCGCTGGAGATTCAGGACGGCTTGTTCGTCTTTTTCGAGACACCAGCGGAAAAAACTCAACGACAGGCGCTGGAGGTCATGGCCCGGTTTGGTTTTGCCGACTGAGACGCTGACATTTCACAGCGCAGCAATCACACGTCACAGCAAATAGCTTGTGTGAATTGCCGGATCGCGCAAAGCTAAATGTGGGTAGGAAGACCGTGCGTGCGATCCTTCTGGAAGGGAGCGCCACCTTGGACGGAGACCGTCTTCCTACCCACTCAACACCTCCCCTTGAACCGGTTCGGCGTAGGCTAGTGCTGCGGACGATGAGGCCGCTGGGCACTAACAATTATGGTTCTACGGCGAGTCGTCGAGATAACCAACCATGAACGCCGGCCATTTCCACCCGTTTGTTACCCGTCACGCTCAGCGATCGTCGAAATGGCCGCGGTTTTAAGCGATGCGACTTCACGATCTTATGGAGCGCTTCGAAAACGGTCATCGCTAAAACCTCGCCGTTCTTGCCTCGCCGAGCACGAACCAGATTAGCAGCATCCACAGGAACTCTTGCCTTCTGTTCTTGTTCTGTTCCATAATGCGCAGTGAATGGAGGCAGACATGGCAAGCGTGATCACGGCAGAACGGATTGGGGAGTTGATCGCTGAGGCGCCAGCATGGGCCAAATTAGGCCTCACGGTGCCAAACGAGCGGCTCAGGGCCGATGCCCAGCGTGAACTAGCCCAGCATGTCTATAGCGCCCTCTACCAGCCTCTAGACGTGGATACCGAGCAGCTACGGCTTCCGCTTTGACGTGGGTAACGCTCGATATCGCACGCTGAGCGATTTCGGGAAGTATCAGGCCAACGTCGGAGCCATCTGCGGCTCCTGCGATCACAAGGGCGTTGTTCATCGCGACCCCTTTGCGCGCTGGTGCTTTCTTCATCGCAAAAATACGTCGCTGGAATGCCTGCCAGGCTATCTACGCTGCTCTCAATGCGGGGCACGGCCACGGCACATCTTACCAACGGCGAAGCCGCCGACCTTTCCAGCCTGGGGAGCGGACGAACGCAAGTGGCAGAGGCTCCAACGCAGGCTGAGGGGCTAAAGTCTGAGAAAACAACGATTCGTGATAGTTTAGCAGTTTCCACTTTACGGCAACACGCGCAACATGCTGATTCGCGACGAGGTGATGAGCAAGGGTTCGATCGATCAGGCGGCGGTCTATGTCCGCGAGGTGATTCGCCGCGCGATCGACTTCGGCTCGGCGTCGCTCATCCTCGTCCACAACCACCCGAGCGGCGATCCGACCCCCAGCCGCGCGGACATCGAGATCACCCGCACGATCGCCGAAGCGGGCAAGCGGCTCGGGATCACCGTCCATGATCATATCATCGTCGGCGCGACCGGGCATACCAGCCTGCGCGCGCAGGGCCTTGTCTGACGCGGCGTCCCCGCCCGCGACGACATCCGGACGCGACCGCGGCGTGATTTGAACCCGGCGCCCCGGCCTGCTACCGGGCGCGCGATCGCTGGCGCTACTCCCGACCCCATGGGAGGCGCGTCGCCCATTGCCGAGCCACCCCCGCAGACTCCCGAGGAAAACCCGATGGTCCCCCGCTATTCCCGCCCCGACATGGTCGCCATCTGGACGCCCGAAGCACGCTTTCAGATCTGGT